CGACGACTTACTGGACGCTTACACATGGCTGATAACGTTCCTACAACGCCGTGGCAACTTTCATATGGAGTACTGATGTCGTATAAGTTTATTATTTTTGTTACTGCTCACAACCCACTCCAGCGCTTTGACTGCCTCTTAGAAACGCTTAGAGGTTACGACGAGTTATTAGGGACTAAGGACGTAGTAATACATATCGACTACGAGCACAGAGACGACAAAAGTGAGCTTTTAGAGCTACTGTGCTCGAATGTGAAAACTTTAAATATTGAAGTAGAGGTAGCGCCTAGTGAATTTGAAGGGTTTTCTTTAACCTGGGCGCACAAACAATATTTTAAGAAGGCGGTCGAAGCTAAAGCGTATGACTTTTACGTGTATACAGAGAATGATATGCTGTTTAACACTGAGCACTTTATTTACTGGTATACCTGGAAAGATAGACTGAGAAAGCTGAATCTAGAACCTGGCTTCTGTAGGTACGAATCCTATAAAGGTAAACTCGTTCCGTTTGATAACCATCGTAAGTGGTCACTATCTGGACCCACGTTGAGCGTGTGGGGCGAAAGACCATACAACGTACAAACGTATATAACCCCTTCAAGTGAGGAAATTGTTTGCTTCGCTTCTCTGGGTAACCCTTATATGGGCATGATGATTTTGGATCAGTTTATGGCTGATGAGTATATACAGTCAGATAGCTTTGATCCTTTTAAAAGTTTTGCACTGACGAAATTTCGTTGCTGGCCGATTGCTGACAGAAGTTCTATGGGGACTGCGTTTGAAAACCTGCGTGGGTCCCAGGAGCATCGACGTGTAGTGCCGGTAGTTCGCTCCGAAAGTTCCGTTTACGTTCACCCGTGTGCTCTTATCGAGCATCGTGACACTAAGTACAGCGAACGTTTAGAAAATGAGTTAGGTTCTGTTTTAGATATTACGGAGTTTCTTAGTGTTTAATCAGTTGTCTTTCGAGGACCGCGTAAAATTCGCAGCGAATACTGAGTGCCCCTTAGGTTCCGTGGAAGTATCCGTAAATAAGGTTAACGTTGTCGAGCACCCCAGCCACTACAACCAAGGCAGTATAGAAACTATAGATTATTTGGAGTCTGTTCTTACAAAAGAAGAGTACTGCGGAGCTTGTAAAATGAACGTGCTGAAGTATGTGTCGAGAGAGAAGCACAAGAACGGTTTGGAGGACTTAAAGAAAGCCCAGTGGTATCTTGATCGCCTTATTACGTACTTGGAAAAGGCCGCATAAGCGAGTTAGGATAAGCAAAACAGTCTTCTTATATGGATATCCGCGCCTTCGGTTCCGTTTACGGTCAGACATCCCAACTACCTTACGCGAGCGGCTTTGGTTGGAACCCTGCTTCAGGTAGGAAAAATTTTGCTACCTGCCGTGCAATCTATATTGAAGCCAAGGCCACGAGCAGCAAGGACTATTTAACTGTCGAACTTTCTGATGCTCCTGGTCAGGAATCTACAGCTATTAACTTAGAAGGAAATACTTTAATACCTATTGCCTGTACTGCTTTAATCAGCGGTTCCGTTAACGGTGTCTTCGTTCTGTACTAATGAACGCTTATCAGTTATCTGGCTTAGGTTTTGCTCAAGCTTATAAGGCTTCGATGGATGCTGCGGAAGCGCAGCGTCGAGCTAACCAACCTACCGATTCTGCTTTTGCTAATGCAGATGAGGAGACTGAACGCAGCATGATCGGGTCTCCTACACCTCAACCGCCCGACGCCCCTAGCGAGCAATTTAATGGGTATGACCCACAGGGAGCTATAGAGAGCACTGAGGAATCTAGGAGTATCATGCAGCGTGCTAAGAAGCGTGCTGGAAAGTACTTGGGAAGGTCTGACTGAGGTAACATACTGCTAGTTATCTAGTGCTGTGTGTTAATCGACTGCTTTCCGTATTTCTGTGAAAAAGAGCTTCTTGAACTGCGGATCCGTACGCTTGAGGATCACGTAGATGGCTTTTTGATCGCTGATGCGAACAGGACCCACAGGGGAGATGAAAAGCCATTCACATGTGTAGACACATTAAGAGAGCTGGGTATTAATGAAGATAAGGTCCAGGTTCTCCACGTAGAGCTTCCCTCTGTAGAAGAAATTGCCGACCCCTGGATCCGTGAGCGTGGACAAAGGGATGCGTTAGGTGTCGGTCTTCATATGCTTCCTGAAGATACAGTTTTTATCTGTTCTGACTGTGACGAAATCGTTAACCCAGAAAAACTTGAAGAGATTAAGAAAGTAGTTACAGAGAATCAAGGCAGTGTCGTTAAGTTGAGTATGTCCATGCACTATGGACGTGCTGATCGGCAGCTTATTACTCCTGATGGAAAGCTTCATAACTGGCGTAATGCTTTTGCGCTGACTGTCCGGGACCTTAAAGAAGGTGGTACTCTGTCCAGTATGCGTGCAAGTCAAGATAATGTTTACTTTGGTGATATGGATGCTGGTTGGCACTTTAGTTGGATGGGTGATTCTGAGCGTCGTCTGAGTAAGTTAAAGTCTTACGCTCACTGGGAAACTGATCGTCCTGATATTGAAGTTACATGTGAGCGATTTAATGCTGAGTTAGGCGAACCAGATATGCTCGGTCGCGGGGACCACTTAATCACTGAGTATCCGCCGGAGAAATTACCCGCAGGCGTATTCGATCTGCCTCGTGTCAAGGCTTTCTTGCTTCCTTGATATGTTTTTAGATACATTCACGTACTTTAACGAGCGAGAGTTGCTCGAACTACGTATAAATGCTCTAAGAGATTATGTAAGTGGTTTCATTATCTCTGAGGGCAACAGAACTCACAGGGGTGATCCTAAAGAATACACATGCCTAGATGCAATTCGTTCTCTAGGTCTACCTGAGGATATGATCTGGGTTATCCACACAGATCTACCTTCTATTGAGGAAGCTCCCGACCCCTGGGTCCGTGAGCGTGGACAACGAGATGCTTTAGTGAAGCCTTTGAGCTTGTTACCCGATAACGCTATTTTCTTGTGTTCCGATGTCGATGAAATTCTTAATCCATCCAAATTAGAAGTTCTCAAGGATCGGATACACGAAGATCCAGACAAAATTTTGGGTCTCAGTATGTCCATGCACTATGGGCGAGCTGATATGCAGCTCTCCTCCCCAACTGGAGAGTTGTTTGAGTGGCGGTGTGCGACTGTGTGTACAGTTAAAACACTCAAAAAATACGGAAGTATTACTGAAGTAAGGAATCAACCTAATCGTGAGTTCGTAGGTAAGCGGGATGGTGGTTGGCACTTCAGTTGGATGGGAGATGCTGCCACGCGGAAGCTCAAGTTGAGCTCTATAGCCGAACACTACCTGTGGGATACAGATGAGGTCCGTGCAAGATGTGAGGCTTTTGAACCATTAGAAGGCCATGTGGATATGTTGGGTCGTAAAGATCATCTCTTGACCCGTTATCCAGTCGAGGATTTACCTCGCGAAGCGGTTAAACTGGGAAGAGTTAGGAAGTATCTTTTACCAGATGGCTAGCAAGATGCCTGCCGAGGTTTTAGAGATGTTCAAAAAGGAACGCGAAGAAACCAAGGCCCCTAGTGGCGAGGAGATGTCCGGTAAAAAAGACTCTGCTGGTCGGGCAAAAGCTAAAGCTCGTAAGTTTAAGTCTTCTCGTGCTCAGTGATTGAGCCTCTCCGTGTTTCCTTTATCAGTGAAAGTTAATGTCTGCTGGTTCGGCGGAAACTAGAAAGCGGTTTACAGAAATTCTGGAAGCGGCTCGTACTCAGGATCGGAGCAGCCAATCGGCGACGATGGTTGTTTTGAGCCATATTCAGCAGATGACCCTCTTGATGATCAAGAAGGGTCTGACTTTTTATTGCGATCAGGATACATACAAGAGTCGCACAAAGTTTTTAGACGACGTAATTACGCTTAATAAGCTTGATATTCGCTTTCCAGCTATTATTCGCAACTTCTTAATCGACGGTTGCGGGCTTTTTTATTTCAGACCGGATCCAAAGCTCAAGTATCAGATTTATTTCTTCAATAAAGATCAATATCGTGTTTACCATGACGTTAACGGTAATGTAGAAGAAGTAATTATTATCTATAGCTATAAGGTAAAGAACGCCGGTCTCGGCTTACCTAGTAATACTTACGGTCAGAACAAGCGATATGTTCGTTTGTCGATCACAGCTGATGAAATCAGTGAGGTAGAGACTGATACAGAGCTTAGTTTTGACTTAGAACCTGGCGCTGTACTCACTCCCAGCAAGAAAAGGCCAAATAATCTTGGTTTTATCCCTGCTGTTGAGGTTTTAAACAAGCCAAACGCCAGTGGCACAGACGGTGAAGGCGAGTTTGACCCGTTTATGGAGCAAATTGTGCTCCACGACCAGCTAACACGTAATATCGCCAAGAATATTGAGTTTTTTGGCAACCCAACTCTGATTTCGTCGCGTCCACGGAGTGATCTGGTGGAAGCTAACGATAGTCAGAGCACTTTTAGGCCGACTATCAGCAGCCAAAGTGGTTTTGCGGGTGTCGACTCACCTTCGACCCGAGTTAGTGAGCCTTTTGGACCTTCAATGGGCGGTGGTTTGCGTGTTCCGCGCATCATCGCGAACGTTGAGGCTAGTGATCGTGTCGGTTACATGACTCCAGACCCCGTTAACGGGGACATGAACCGCTATACACTGCTTTTACGCGAGGAGATTCGCACTGCCTTAGGTGGTGTCGACGAAATTTCGGTTTCGGCTGGCGCCACCGCTACCGAAATCAAGGGTTTGATGGGTCGTGCTCAAGCCACGGCTCTTCGTAAGAATAAGAGTTTCCTTACCTATGGCTTCTGTCGTCTCTTAGAGATGATGGTGTTCCATCAGGAAACTATTTTCCGGGAATCTTTCATCGTTGCCGCAGGTTTAAAAGAACCCAAGGTTCCTGAGGAGCAGACCCCGGAAACTATCGAAAAATATCAACGTGCTATGGCGAAGTTCGAGCAGAAGCTCGATCAAACTATCAAAGTTTCAATCGCCGAGAATAAAGTCCCCCGTGGCGTCGTTGGTTTACCAGAAGACGGAGATCGAGCGGTTTCTTACCGTTATCAGGGGGATGTTTACGAGGATACTGCTTACGATTTACAACAAAAAACTATCGTTGTCCGTAACTTGCAAGAGTTAGGTGTCGACAGCATAGAAGCTCTGAAGTTTCTTTTCCCCGAGAAAACTGACTCTGAGCGAGCTGAAATGTTGAAGGGTTTCCCCTTCCGCATGGTGCAACAAACACAATCAGCTATGCAACAATTTCTGGTATTATTAACCCAGATGTTGCAGTCTCCTCATCCGCTTGCGCCTAATCAACCGCTTGCGGCAGATCCTAGACTGAATATCACTCCGCTCTTATATAGGACTTTCGACCACCTCGCGGAGGAATTAACCTACTCGGGTAGCTATGAGCCAGCAGATCCAAGCTTCGATCCCGAGCCCGGTCTCCCCGGCGGTAGCCCCGCAGGTAACCTCGGACCAGGGCTCAACCGCCTACCCGCAGTGGGTGGCGCAAACCTCTACCCCGGCGGTAGCTTCGGTACCTACAGCCCAACCGCCGTCGCAGGCAACACCGGCTTCGGTCCCTTCTACCAGCAACCAGTACAGCCAGTTAACGTCGCAGTCCTCCCCGAGCAATCCGTGGGAAGCAGCGATGGGCTCGCTGGAGCGGGTGCTGTCCCAGGTCAACTCTCAGTCCCTCAGCCAGGCTCCACAGTCGCCCTCGATGGCGCAAATGCAGCCGGCTATTCAACCGAACAGTCAGCCTTCACAGGTCCAACCTTGGGCTTACCAGGCACAGCAGGCAGCGCCGACCTCGTATACCAGCGCCTCACCGACCCAGGCTTCCTCTCCGGTTTCTACGGAGCAGAGCAGCGGCCTCGAAGGAATAAGCGAGGCAACTCAGCAGGTCGTTAGCCACTTCGGTATCGAAGCACCTGGCATTCTTAATCAGTATGCCTGTGCTCTGGAAGACATGCTGATCGAGCAGGCCACTCAGCTCGATGACGTCAGCGGTCGTCACAACGCCATGCAGACCATCCTTACTAACCCGGATGTTCTGGCTGATTACACCGATCGTTTCTTCACCGAAGTGGTCCCCGTGGACATCGACTCTGATGTCCCCGCAATGAACCCCCAAGCTCCCCAGGCTTACCAGCCCAACTATGACATGCCCGCTCCTCCGGCTAGTGCCGGCGGTCGTGCTACCGGCGGTGCACCTCAGCAAGCTTGGGAGCAGTTCAGCGACGTCATGAACCGTAGCCCTGAGAATGCCTGGCGCGTTCTGCAGCAAATGGGTCCTGAAGCTATGCGCAGCAAGCTTCTGTTTATGGATCCTGCCTGATCTAGGCAGCGAAAAGAAGAAGGCCCTCAGAAATGAGGGCTTTTTTCTTGCTAATCTGTAATTACTTGAGACAGTATTATGCGAGCCCTGGGTTACTTACGTCGTAAGCCTCCTGTTGAGAAAGCAGAAACCCCCGTGGTTGAGGAGAAGACTGCTGATCAACCTTTAACTGATTCTTCTACTACTTCTTCGACTGATTCTTTCGACGAGAGTGTCGCTTTAGGTTGATCGTAACCAAAACGTTTTTTTAATTCTGCTTCCGCGATCTTTTCAGCTTGCGTCAGCAGTTTTATTCCTGCATACCCACAAATAAACGAGGCTGCAACGGCCTCGTTTTTATTTAGTTTGAATTTGTCTTCTATAACTGGACTTATAAAAGTCGCCAGAAAGAAACCGACTATCGAAGCTCGTATAAGAGAGCCAACGAAGTGTTTCCGTTTCGCTGGGTGAACCAGAGCATCCGTCACTGATCCTGACAAGCAAGCCACAGCGGTTTCCGGATCTTCAAAAAATAGTGTAATGATCTTGTCGACGCCAGAGGTCATTACACTCTTTATTCTTTTAAAAGTTTAACCGAGTAGGATTAACTTAAGTTGCTGAAGGGGTATGACGTATAACGCTCAAACTAACTGGAAATATGATAAAAATCTTTATCATCCAATTCAGTCTGGTCCTCAACGTACTGGGGATAATTTAAACCTAACGGAGACATATTTAGTTGTTTCTAGTGGTTATGTGTATCCGAGTGGCGTACAGCAAACCTGGACAGGTGTAAACTTACAGGGTGCTGATTTCGGACGTATCCCCGTAGGACCACCAAACATCAGCGGATTCTTAAATACTGAGTGGCGAGCTGTTCCCCCTGCTGTCTCTGGATATTGGACTAATTACGAAAATACAGCGCCTCACGCATCTGGCTTGCTTGATACCTACGTAGGTTTTCGAGCGCAAGGTTTGTATTCTGTTGCAGGTCGCACTGTTCAGCAGGCTATAGGCCCTCAGCCCGGTCTTAGGAATTTTGGCGCTTATACGTGGTTCGGTCCTAACGTCCCGGACAACCAGAACTACGCTCCTTTCCAAACTCCCTCGTCTAATGACTCGGGCGACGGCGGTGGAATAACAGGTGGTCCGAACACGTACCAACGCGTTCAGACACCTATGCTCACAAACCCGACGAACGATGACTCGGGTTCTAGAGCAG